CCAAAGACCCCTTCGAGAACAAGGCGGTTGGTTTGTGTACCATCTAAAGTACCTGTAAACCCTACGCGATATTTGCAATCGTGTAGTTTATTCATAATACTTGTTAATGACTTTGCTTTGTATAGGTGTGCTTCATCTCCTATTATAGCACCAAATCTCTCAAAATATGTCTTCGGTAGTTTATACACTGACTGCCATGTGGTAATGATCACATCCTTGTCAGACCTAGGATCAGTACCTGCATATACTTTATGACAATGTGCCTTTGCGTTCCAACCATAGTCCTCAAAGTCCTTGTACATCTGTTCAACCAGTGATGTAGTTGGAACTACTATGAGTGTTTGTAATTTCTTTGCTGTCCAGAATCTAGACAGTGCATAGATCATTAGTGATTTACCAGAACCTGTAGGTGACAGTAATAGTTTACGCTTGTTGCGTAATGCTTCGTAGATGCCTTTGTACTGATAGTCTCTAACTTTGTGTGGTAACTTTAATGTTTTTATCCAGTCTCCTAGTCCTTCGGGTGTAATGAACTCATCCACTTCTGATGGAAGTCCGTAAAATTCGTTGTCCCGATGTATGACTTCGTACCCCCTTTGCTCGCAAAACGCAACAATATAAGGGAGAAGACCAACATAAATCTCGCCTGTACCTGGGGAGAATAGCTTAATTTTCCCATCCCAATACCTCTTTTTATAAGCTGACATGAACTTCGCTTGAGGAACCTCGAAGGTAAACTCGTCTGCCAACTCGTATTGAACGTGGGGTTCACATTCTACTGTTAGGTAAACTTCGTTCTTCTTCTGAATGTAGACATTAGATTTCATAACCCTTCAAAAATTTCGCGAACTCAATCGCATTCTTAATATAAAATGATCGGTTATTAATAGCCTGCATAATGGCTTTCAATGCTTCAACCATCTGGTTATAGTACTTGAGTTTAAGAACGGACTTAGAGTATACTTCATCAGCTTCCAGATATATTGGAACATCTGTCTTGATGAGTTTTATGGGAAATGGTTTATCCGCTTTACCAGTATAGTACTCCCACCTATGACGGTAGGTTCGCTTTACATCTAACTCTGCCTGATCCCGTAGGGTCGTAAAGCTATTGTAAAGTCTTAAATATTTAGCATGTAATTTGGGGATCTCTAAACTGTCATGATCTAATTTTTCATCATTTAGTTGTGAGTCTTTCTCCCACATGTCATTCAAAGTTTCTAGGTTCATACTTTATTATTATTCTTATCCGTTATCTCGTATATGGTATACTTGAAATTTACCTGTGCTGTGAAGTAATTGATGTCAGTTGCTGACGCATCAAACTCAAGTGTACTTAAACTTGTAGGGAATATATTAAAAAAGTTAACAGTTGATATTGCATTGTAGTTGCTGTTAAGGATAAGTAAACGAGCATCACTCATTTGCTTATCAAAATCCTGAGGTCTACCTAGTTCTTCTACAGTATCAAGATACTCATAGAATTCTGATTGGTGCTTAGGGTTTGTAAGTCCTTTCAACCACTTGTAGATTTCATAGTAATTATCCAAGTCTTCATTCACTAAGAAACTTAGATTCAGATCACCAAAGGTCATCTTATCACCAGGTAATTCATAGTCCTTAATGGGTGTTTGAATCTCTTTACTACCAATTTCTACAGGAGGTATTGATGCAGATTGACAAAAGTAATCTACGTTAGGGGTTCTACCAATGACAAACTTAAAACCAACTGGAGATAAAAAGTTCTTATTGTTAGGAGTGAATAATGTACTATCCATTAGTTAAACACAGGTCTCCATAGGTATTTATTATAGCATAAAAAAGAGGGTCTTGCGACCCCCCTTATAAAAGTTTTAGTGCATTGGTTTAATCGAATACGTTTTTGCATATGCGTCTACACGCATTGGGTAAGTCTGCACATTCTATCAGACAGTCAAAGTAATCGTCGATCTTCGTTATGTTGCTTTCGCTTGTAGATGGGTCATCGGTCATACTCCAACCAGCTAACTGATTATGTGAAACTCTGTTGTGCATTAAAATCCTCCGTTATTTTACACCATCATATAGAGGGGTTGGTTGCATTTCCTTTCCTCCAATCCTACTATTATGTAGGCAAATCAACACTGTATTTACCGCTACATTGTAATAAAAAGAAATGCCTACGAGTTTATACCTAGACAAAAAAAGAGACCCCGTAGGGTCTCTCTGAAGTGTATGTAAAGCGAAGCTTACATTAGGTTTGCAACTTTTACTCTTCTGTAGTAAGCGTTAGCGTTTAAGTTACCAGCAGCTTGTGGATCTGAATCAGATAAAGCAGCAAGTCCCTTAGCGAATGGGTTAAGAACCATTCCGTAACGAGTTTTAAACCCGATACGTGGCTGGAATGAATCCTGTCCAATCGCTCTGTACATTTGTAGCGGAACGTAAGGACAATAGAATAATCCTGCATCGTATGCATTAGAACCTTTGTATCCTACAACGTAGTACTGATCAGAACTTACGTTAGCTGAATATGGGTCAATGTATACTCTGTAACGACCGTTAAGTGTTCCAACGAATGTGTTACCAGTGTCATCAATCTCTCCAAGAGAGTTTGTTGCTCCACCGATACCTGAATCGTAGTCAAGAGTTCCACTCATAGCAAGTGCAGATGCTACATCAGCAGATGTGATGATAACATTACCCTTTCCTCTACGAGTTTCCTGTGCGATTGCGTTGGCATCTCTTTCGATCTGGAATAATAGTCCCTTGAATTTCTCAACTGACCATCTACCATTACTGTCTACGTCTAAGTCAAACACACCTTGGTTTGCAACGTTTGCTTGAGCACCAGGTTTTGCACCTCTGTATACAGTACGAACAACCTCACGGTTGATTTCAGCAAGTATCTCTGTTGAGAGAATGTTTGCTAACTCAGACTCGGCATCTAATCCGTGGATTGCTTTCAAGTCTTGAGCAAGTTCAACTGAGTAGTCAGCTCTTAATGCTCTACCTTTAGCTTCAACAGCAATTCTGTCGATGCTAAACGCCATTTCCATGAACGCTGTAGATGCATTACCATCACCCAATGCTTCCATTTCAGATGTACTGAACTTAGAAGAAGCAAGGTCATAGTTGCCTTCAGTTGTTCCACCACCAGTAGCATCGTTGATTAAACCAGGGTTTTTCTCAGTTGTTGCTGTTGGAGGAGTAGCACCATCAGTACCAGAGAACTGTGCATCTGGTTCGTTGAAGAATGCTTCGTTGCCATTCTGTGCTGTGTACTTACTTCTCATCGCAAAGATAAGACCAGTAGGACCAGACATTGGCTGAACGCCTGCGATGTCATAAGCAATAAGCTTAGGCATAGCACGACGAATTAGAGAGATAAGTATTGGATCGAAACCATATACTTGACCTGCTCCAGTTGTTTGTGTGTTGATAGGACCAACGTTTGTTGGTGCTTCAGTTAGAACGTTACGCTCTTCTTGTAGAGCACGCTCTTGGTTTTCCAAGAGGATTGCGGTAACAGACTTACGATAGTTGTCCTTAATTTCAGGAAGACCATCATGGTTAAGTACTGGTGCCCACTTCTCTTGGAGTTTTTCTGCATTAAACATGCGAGTTTTACTCCGTTCTTGAGTTAGTGTTTACAGTGTCTATAGCCTTTTAGCTAGCTGTTCGACATACGAAGACATGCTTTCGCTAATGGCTTCAACTTTAGCTGGCTCATCAGTAGAGATTTCTTCTGCTACTTCAGGCTTCTTAGCACCGAAATAACTCTCTTTGATTTGTCCAAGCTTCTCACGATACGACTCTTCGTTTTTGAATTCGACTGCTTCTGCTAGGGAAGTAAACTTATCCTTTTGAACTTCTGCAAGTCCTCTAGAATACTCATTCAAGATCTCATTTTTACGATAGTTCCCTACCTTCTCATGCAATCCAACGTTCTTCTCAATTTGTTCGTTGAGTCGGGTCTCCATTTCATCAAGTTTCTCGCTCATCTCAGCAACTGCATCCAAACTTTCGTCTGGTAAGTTGATGTTTGATTCGATGAACAATTTCTTTAATCCGTCCATAAATGCTTCGGTAACCTCTGAACGTAAACCATTTTCAATGGCAAGTTCGTTCTCAGTCATCCACTCTTCACAAGCATATGAAAGGAAATTCTCTACGCGACCTGCAAAGTCCTCTTTAATTACTTCGAGTTCTTCACCGATCCTGCGTTCTGCAGTTTCCTTAAGAGATTCAATTCTGTTGTTGACTTTCGCTTGTACAGCGGCTTCAAAAACAGTAGATGCTTTCTTTTGGAATTCTTCGTCAAGATCTGCACCAGACAATACTGCCTTGATGTCTTCACTGATCTCTCCTTCGGAGATTGTTTCTCCGTTTGCTTCTACCTCATCAAAGATTTTAGCAGAAAGTCCACCAGGCATTGCTGATGAAGCTCCACTTGGCTTCGTTTTGATAGTAGAATCTCCAGTTGTCCCAACAGGAGCAGCTGCCTTCGCACCTACATTATCAGGTCCTTCTGGCTTCTCTTTTGTAGAACCGCCTACCTCTATGGCATCGTTCTTAAGGTCAGATTTCTGAGCTGGAACTGCACCTTTTTTAATAGCTGCATCGCCAACTGCTGCATCTTCCTTGATTGTTTCCTCAGGAGTAGCTGTTTTGTCAGCGATCACCTTTTGGAATTTTTCATCAATACTAGACATTACTTGTACTCCTACGGGATTTTAAACTAGTGTATAAATCTATAATTTATTTATAAATCATAAACTTCTTAGGAAAGTCTCAAACGCGGAGATCTTTCTTTCTTGAAGTTCTTGGGGTGAGGGTGCGTTATCAAGGGATGCCTTGATAGCCTCGATTTGTGCTTCTTTAATCTTACCATCAACTAAAGCCCATTCTTTTCCTTCCATAATACCTTCAACAAAAGCATCAGGTGCGGATGGATCTGCTACTATATCTGCAGCAGTAGAAAGAATAAAGTCATCAGCGACTACTTGGAGTGAACCCTCTTTTTTAAGAGAGCCTAAACCTCGTGAAGAAACACCGAGTTGTACCCCTTCCTCAAGCAAGTTCTTTGCGATCTTACCCATAGGGGTCTCTAACAACTTTGCCTTACCTATAAAGTTTTTACCTTCAGGGTAAAGCTCAACGATCTTGTGTGAAACACGATCCAAGTTAACGGTAGGTCCTTCTGGATGACCTAACTCACCAAGTGCTCTTCCGCGTTGGATGAACTCTTCGTTGTACTTACTGACCTCACGGTTCATGCTATCGAAACGATACATGCGTCCATTGCGGTTAGTAATTTCAGTCTGTAGGAAGATACCTTTGATATAAGTGGCACTCTTACCGTCTTTGTCTTCGGTAAGAACCTCTATATCATTGTTCTGTTCCGTTATCAGTCTCATCATCGTTTTCCTCTGATTCGTTTTCATCGTTGCGGTTGATCACTTCTGCAGTTTCATCTGCTGATGCTTCTCCTTCTGGAGGTAGTCCAGTTGGTTTGCCATCATCAGGAACGTGCGGAAACATTCTATTCGCAACATCCAATTTACTAGCATCAACTGCAGCTGCAGCTTTAACTTGTAACATATCTTTGATCTTATCAAGAGCATCAGCTCTGTCATTATCCCAAAGTAAATCAACGATTTCTCGTTCTTGTGTAGCCATAATGTAACGTTGTCTGTAATTTATTTATTACCGTTTGGTTTTTGAGGCGCGGGTTTTAGT